GGGGCACGATGAGCGAACACGCCAGCGCCGCATGGCCCTTGGCCATGAACGCCATCTCGGACGCCACCGGCCAGCACCTCGAATCGGTTCGGGCCTTCCTCGACAGCCGCCACGGACGCCACTTTTCCGACGACGTCCAGAACGGGCGTTACGAGGGCAAGGCCCTGGCGGACGCGATCAACGCTGGATGGGCTGGACGATTGACCGCCAGACCAGCAAGCAATACGGCATCCCGCGCGGCCTGCCTTACCTGACGGGCTTTGTGATTCACTGCGAGATCGTCGAGGAATCGCTGGCCGCCTGATCGAGCGCCGCGCCATCCGTCTCGCGGGTGGCCTGCTTGCCGGTGAAGTCCTCCCACCGGCGCACGATCACATCGACGTACTTGGGGTCAAGTTCGATCAGGCGCGCCACGCGACCTGACTTTTCGGCCGCAATCAACGTTGTGCCAGAGCCCCCGAAGGGATCGAGTACCACGTTCCCCGGACGGCTCGAATTTCGGATGGCCCGCTCGACCAGTTCCACCGGCTTCATCGTGGGGTGCAGGTCGTTCTTCTGCGGCTTCTTGATGGCCCAGACGTCGCCCTGGTCGCGGTCGCCACACCAGTGGCGTGTCGCTCCCTCAGGCCAGCCATAGAGGATCGGCTCGTACTGGCGCTGGTAGTCGGCGCGACCGAGCGTGAAGGTGTTCTTGGCCCAGATGATGAAGGTCGACCAGTGACCGCCCGCAGCGCGAAAAGCGGCCTGCAGCACGTCCAGTTCGCTCGACGACATCGCCACGTACATCCCGCCCCGGCAATGGGCGACGGTGGGCGTCAGTGCGGCCAGCAGGAAATCATAGAACCCGTCGCCCAAGTTGTCGTTCAGGATCGCGCGATCCTTGCCGCGCATCTTGTCGCGGGCAGAGTTGGCGTAGTTCACGTTGTAGGGCGGGTCGGTAAAGACCATGTCCGCCACGCCGCCCTGCATCAGACGGTCGTAGCTCTCAGCCACGGTCGCGTCGCCGCACAGCAGCCGGTGTTGGCCCATGATCCAGACATCGCCCGGGCGAGAAATTGGCGTTTCACCAACCTCCGGCACGGCATCCTCGTCGGTCTGGCCCTCGTTATCAGGCTCGTCGCCCGCAATCAGTTCGGCCAGCGCATCAGCGTCGAAACCGGTGATATCGAGGTCGAAGCCGTCCAAGTGCAAGGCTTCCAGTTCGATCCGCAGCATCGCGTCGTCCCAACCGGCGTTCTCGGCGATGCGGTTGTCCGCGATGACCAGGGCGCGGCGTTGGGTCGGGCTCAAGTGGTCGAGCACGACCACCGGCACGACGGCCAGCCCAAGCTTTTGGGCGGCGGCCAGCCGTCCGTGGCCGGCGACGATGATGCCGTCGCTGCCCGCCAGGATCGGATTGGTGAAACCGAACTCGGCGATGCTGGCGGCGATCTGTGCCACCTGCTCGTCCGAGTGGGTGCGCGCGTTGCGGGCGTAAGGAATGAGCCTGGCGGTCGGCCACTGCTCGATCTTGTCGGCCAGCCAGTTCACACCAGCACCTCGGCATCAGAGGTGGCAATGCGCTCGGCGGTGACCTGCTCGAAGGACTGACCGGTGGCGATCAAGCTGACCGGCACGCCGGGGTGGTTCTGCTGGAAGCGTTTGATGGCCACATCCACGTACTCCGGCGCGATTTCCACACTGCGGCAGACGCGGCCCGTGCGCTCGGCAGCGAGCATCGTGGTGCCGCTGCCGCCGAAGGGTTCGAACACGATATCGCCCGCGTCGGTGTAGGCTTCGATCACGAACTCCGGCAGCGCGACCGGGAACACGGCGGGGTGGTCGATATCCTGGCCGATCTTGCCCTTGTGGCGCATCACGCGGATCACGCTGTCGGGGATGCGCGTGTCCTGCGTCGGCAGGCCCTTGTGCGTCCAGCCGCCGACTTCGCCGTCCTTGCCGCGCATCGCCGTGCTTGATCCATCGGCGCGCAGGTGCGATTCCTGCCCGGCGTGCTTGCAGGGCACGATCTTGTGGGGCTTGCGGCTTTGCCGGTTGAAGTGGAAGACGAACTCGAAGCTCGGGGCGAAGCGTCCTGCCCAGTCACCGGGCATGCCCGGCCCTTGGTCCCAGACGTACCACGCGAAACGCCGCCAGCCCTGCTGACGCATCCAAGCGATCCACGCATCCCAATACGGGATCACCTCATTGTCGCGATGGATGAGGCCAAGATTGACCAGCACCTGACCATCGGCTGCCATCGGCAAGTGTGCAAACGCGCCGCGCATCAGGCCGTCCCAGTCGGCGATCCCGCCCGAGGTGTAGTCGCGCTGGTTGCCGTAGGGTGGCGAAGTGAAGCACAGCCTTGCCGTGCCGCCGTCCATCAGTGCCGCGACCACGGCCTGGTCGGTGGCGTCGCCGCAGATCAGCCGGTGCGCACCGATGGCCCAGACATCGCCGGGGCGCGACACCGCCACGGCGGGCGCGTCCGGCACGTCGTCCGCTGCGTCCGGTTCGTCGGTATCCTGCGCCTGGCTGATATCTTCAGCTACCGCGTCGTCCGCCAGTAACGCCTCGATCTCCGCATCCTCGAAGCCGGTCAGCGCCAGGTCGTACCCAGCCTCGGACAAATCGGCCAGCTCCAGGGCCAGCATCTCTTCGTCCCAGCCCGCATCAAGCGCCAGCCGGTTGTCGGCGATCACCAGCGCCCGTTTCTGCGCAACAGTCAGATGGGCCAGTTCGATCACCGGCACCTGATCCAGACCCAGCTTGCGGGCAGCGGCCAGACGTCCGTGCCCGGCGATGATGCCGTTGTCACCATCGACCAGGATCGGGTTGGTCCAGCCGTACTCGACGATGCTGGCCGCGATCTTGGCGATCTGGCCTTCGGCGTGCGTGCGCGGGTTGCGGGCGTAGGGAATCAGCGCCTCGACCTTGCGGTACTCGACGTTGAGCGTGTTCAAACTGGAAATCCCAAAAGCAAAACCCGCCGAGCGTTGCCGCCGGGCGGGTTGGATAGATGAAGATTCTGGCGGGGTGGTAACTGCGCCTGGGGGTGGTAACCGGGGCCGGTAACCTGGCCGACTGGTAACCTTGCCCGCGCCCTGACGCTAAAAAAGCGTCGCGCTCGCGCCCCCCGCATTGCGATTTGGGAAGGAAGGACCCCTTTTGCCTTGGGCCACTTCCTATGCCGTCACCGCTGTCCAGAAGATAGCTGAAATACTACGCCCGGCCGGGCTGTTTTGTTGCAGACTCGACGAGCGTCAAAAGGGACAAACGCAGGAAACGAAGGACAAACGCGGCAAGCATTACCCTGCTTGGCCCACGATTTTGGAAGGCAGTCGTGTCGGCTATTCGGCATCGGCATCGAACACGGCGGGCAGATCACGCGCGCCGTGCAGGATGCGCACGATCAGCACGGCATCGGGATCGCATTCGAAGAAGATGACGTAGTGGCCGTGAGGACAGGACCGGATGCCATCGCCCAGCTCGGGACGAAGGCGATAGCCGGGCGGGTTGTGCGTGATGCGCTGACACTGCGCGCGCAGCTCACGCACGAAGCTCAGGGCGCGCCCGGGGTTGTCAGCCGCAATGTAATCGGCGATGGCTTCGAGGTCTTGCTCGGCCCTTGGGGTGAAGGCCAGACGCATCAACGACCAACTTGTGCCACGTACTTGGCCTCAAGGCGGTCGAAAACCGCATCGGCAGGCTTGGCGGGGCCGCTGGCACGGCCAGCCGCGATCTCTGCACGCAGGGCTTCCAGTTCGAGCTGCTTGCGCTCCTCGCGTTCTTCCAGTAGACGCAGTCCCGCCCGCACGACCTCGCTGACGTTGTTGAAGCGACCGCTTTGCACCTGATCGCGGACGAAGGTTTCGAAGTGATTGCCAAGGGCGACACTGGTGGGCATGGCATGACTCTTAACTGTTAATAACAGATATTGTGTATCACACCCACCTGCCAGTCAATGGGCAGATTCGTTGAGGCGTTCCGCCACGATCTCCAGCGCCCGCTGCCAGCGACGCCATGCTGTCGTGCGGTCGCAGGCAAAGCGAATCGTGATGTCGCGCCAGCCGAACCGCTTGGCCCGCATCCACACCAGGTGGCGTTGCTCGACCTCCAGCCACTGCACCCAGCGCATCGTCTCCAGCATGCGGTCGATGGCCTCGGGGCTGGGTGGGAAGGGTCGGTAGACCTTCTCGTCAGCCGCGAAGGCCTCCCACTCCTTGCGAACGAACGCAGGCCACGTGTTGAAGTAGCCCTGCACACGCACGGGTGGCAGGCGTCGGGAGGTAGCGGCGGCTTCCTCAAAGCGGGCTGCCACGTCCTCAATCGTCCAGTCGTTGCGAGCCACGTCACACCTCCTGTCCAAAGTCATGGTGGTGGACAGCCCAGTGCAGGAGGGCCAGGGCGTCGGCTTCGTTGTCGTCGGCCGGGGCATGACCACGGGCACGGGCCGACGCCACCATCTCGTCCTTGCTGGCGTTGCCCTTGCCGGTGGCGTGCTTCTTGATCGTGCCCACGGGCACGCCCTGGTACAGGATCTGGTGGTGCTCGCACCACGCCGTAAGCGTGGCCAGGAGGCCACCGTACACGTGCGCAGCATCCACGCCAACGTGGCGTCGAACCTCCTCAAAGTACAAAAACTGAATTTCAGAAACCGATTCCTGAACTTCAGAAATCCAGCGACGGAATCGCAAATAGCGCATGCCGCCGCCTTCGAAGCGTTGCGGGCGGAAGCTCTCGCTGCCGCTGGTGATGTGGCCCGTGCGGTCGCGCAGTGCCCATCCGGTGGTGGTACCCAGATCAAGGGCGAGGATGGTCGTGGTCATGGTGTCAGTCCTTATCCGATGCGGATCTGACGCAGCTGACACGGACTATCGAAACTCGCCATGAGGCGCGCGTACGCGCGCACGCGTAGGAGTTACGACAAACTGCGTCAGCTGCGTCAGACCGCTTGGTTTTCATAGAGGTCAGTCGTCCGCGTAGGGGGTATAGGCTGGGGTCGGCGGATGCTTCAAACCAATGCCTTGAAACCCGCGCACGCCCATGCCGTTGCGCCATTTCTCCAGCCCACGCGTGATGAGCAGATCGGAAAACCGTCGCTGTGCGCCGACAAACTCTCCAGAAGCTTCTGCCCATTGCCTCCAGTCGTTGAACAGCTCGGCGGTCAGCGACTTGGCGTTGGGCTCGCGCACACAGCGCTCATCGAGCCAGCGGCCCAGCGCGTCCTCGGCTTCGAAATACTCCTCGGTAGCCTCCACTACGCGCCGGGGCAGATCGAGCCGTCCGAGGCGCTGCCAGTCCAGACAACCCTGCACGGCCCACGCGAGGATGCCGTCACGTTCGGCCAGGAGCTTCTGCTGGAGATTCTTGTCACGACGCTCGGGCGGCACGGTGATCGTGAAAGGGATCAGGTGCAGCCGCCGCTTCATCGCCTCGTCGATGTTGCGGATGGCGGGCTTGTGATTGCCGGCGACGAACAGCTTGAACTGCGGGTAGAACTCGAAGAAGTCCTGGCGCATGAAGCGTGCGGAGATCTTGTCGCCGCCGGTCAGACTCTTGACCTTGGATTCGGCCCAGCGTTTGCCCTGTTCGGTTTCGATGGCTGCGACAAACCGTGCGCCGCGCAGTCCCGCCATGTCGGTCGGGTGGCGGTCGGTACGCGTTTCCATGAAGGTGTCCATGGGCGCATTGGTGGCGTAGTCGCCCAGGATGGTGGCCAGGGTGTTGACGAACACCGACTTGCCGTTTGCGCCGGTGCCGTACAGGAAGAACAGCGCGTGCTCTTGCGTTGACCCGGTCAAGGCGTAGCCGACCATCCGTTGCAGGTAGGCTTGCAGTTCGGCGTCGCCGCCCGTGACCTCGTCGATGAACTGCCTCCAGGTCGGGCAGTCGCCGCCCGGTGTGGCCGTGGTGATCTTGGTCATGCGGTCGGCGCGCTCGTGCGGGCGCATCCGGCCTGTCTTGAGGTCGACCACTCCACCCGGCGTGTTGAGCCGCCAGGGGTCGGCGTCCCACTCGGCCGTGGTCGCGGCATGGCGTCGATCCGAGCGGGCCAGCCGTTCCACGCCGCCCACGGTGCCGGAGGTGGCGAGCTTCGCAGCCACTTTGGGGTTGTCGGCGCGCACCGCCATCTGGCGGCACACACTGCGGATCAAGTCGGTGGCCGCCAGCGTCTCCTCGTGACGCCAGCGCCGCCCATCCCACACCAGCCAGCGCCCCCAGGCCGCCACGTAACGCCAGTCACGGTGGTAGCGCCGGGTGAAGGCCAGCGCCAGCGCATCCTCGGTACCCCACACCGACTCGTCACTGCTGGCCACCGGCTCGTCGGCATCGGCCACGTCGTGCATCTGCACGCGCGGGCCGTGGCTAAGGAAGGTGGCGACATCGAAGCCTTCGGCCACGGCGTCCGCCGCGTCCCAGCCTTCGGCGGCCTCCTCGGGCGGGTAGAGGATGTGGCAGGACTTGGCACCGGCGGACAGGATGGCCTGCGCCGCTTGCACCGCGTACTCCCAGCCCGGCTTGTCACGGTCGGGCCAAATGAGCACAGCCTTACCCGCCAGCGGCGACCAGTCGGTCTTGTCCACCGGGGCGTTGGCACCGTGCATCGCGGTGGTGGCAGTGACGCCCGCATCGATCAGCGCCTGCGCGCATTTCTCGCCCTCGACCAGCACCACCTGTGCGGCACTGATCATTCCGGGCTGGTTGTAGAGCGGGCGCGGCTCGGGCGGGGTCATCTTGCGGCGGCGCGCATCCCAGGGCCGGAACTGCTTCTTCTGCCCGGGCGGGTCGTAGCGGTAGACGACCGCGATCAGGCGCCCCTGCGCGTCGAGGTAGTCCCACTTGGCGGTGGCCGGGCCGAGATCGTCGACCGGCATGCCCTTCTGGCTGGCCTTGCGTACTGGTGCGGAACGCGAACGACCAAGCAGATCGGCGGCTTCGTGGAGCACACGTGGAAAGTCTCTCAGCACGTCGATACCGAGGTGCGCAGCGATCAGGTCGAAGATATCGCCACCGTCGCCCGTGGCACGGTCGGTCCAGAGGCCCGCCTTCTCGCCATCCAGCACCACTTCGAGGCTGTCGCCCGGGCTGCCAAGCACGTCGCCGATCAGGAACTTGCCCCGGCGCTTCTTGCCCGCAGGAAACAAGAAGATCAGAACGGATTCAAGACGCGCGAGCAGTTCAGCACGCAGTTCTTCGCGTTCGCCATCGCTGGGGGTGCGGCGGTTGGAGTCAGGCAGTGGCTCGATGTCGTTGAAGTCGAGAGTCATTCGGCCTCCTCACCCTCGGCGTCCCCGTTGCGCCCCTGGGCGGCGGTGCTGCGAGCTGCCCAGGCCGACAGTTCGGATGGCCGATAGCGCACCAGACCGCCCAGCAGGTAGTGGGGAATCTTGTACTTGCTACGCATCTGCGGGTCGGCGAACCAGTAGTACGGCAGGCGCAGTGCGGCAGCTGCCTGCTTGGCGTCGATCATTGGTTCGACATCTCCGATGAATTGCTTTTCGTTGGTCATGTTGTCCTCCAGCAGCGGTCTTGCCACGCGCACATCCGGCATTCGAAGTGGGTCGCATCAACGAAGGCGCGTGGCAGAAGCTCCCCAGCCTCGGTCGCCGTGATGACCTTCACTGCCCGATCCGACATGCGTTGGGCCAGCGCCGCGTCAAAGGGCACGAGCTCGGTGTAGATCTCCATCGTGTCGGCGTTGAGCGCCGTGAAAATCGCTGGGTGCTCGTGCAATTCGAGATAGGCTTGGTAAATCGCCACTTGTGCGGCGTAGATGGGCTTGGAGATGGCCAAGCCCTTTTTCTCCAGGTCGCTCCAGGACTTGTTGCCCAGGCACTTGCATTCCCATAGCGCGGGATAGGCGAAGCCCTCGGGGCCTCCAACGACGACACCATCGACGTGTCCCTGCAGGCGACCATCGGCCACCGAGAAGCCAAACTGCTCGCCATTTGCCTTTCGAGTGCGCAAGTCAAAGCCTGCGTCCCGCAGCCACGCGACCATGCAGTCCTCCATGACATGGCCACGCTCGAAGATGCGCAGCATCCGGCCTTCGGTTTCCCGGCCGGGGTCAACCGGCGCCTTGGCGTACTCGTACTGCAACGCGCGCTCGCAAGCCACGCCGAGACGCGATGCGCCGAGGTACTGCCGCCCAGCTTGTCGGTCGCGGGCCTGTTGCATCCCGGCGTCGACCAAGGCGGTGACCTGGCCCGCGATGCTGGATGAGGAGTTGAAGTCGATCACGGCTTCGACTCCCAGGGCAGGTCGTCCTCCAGGTCGGCGAACGGGCTGGCCAGCGGATCGGGTACAGGGGCCATGCCCCGCGCCGGCGGGAACTTGGTGGTCTCGTGGTGCGCGACCATCGCCTCCATCCAGCAGGTGACGATGGCATCGATGACCTGCAGCGCTTCGGTTTCGGAGTAGTCGCCCGTCGGCTTGGCAAACCCGATTTCACCCGCAGCCTCGCCGAAGGCCTTGAGGCACTGGCGCATCGCGGCCAGTTCGACATCAGACGGATCGATCATGGCGACCTCCGTCTGGTCGATGCGGCCTTCCTTGGCGCGCTGCCAGTTGCTGTACAGCCCATGAAACGCGTCCTGACAGCGGCGCGAGCAGAACACCCAGTCGATGGGATAGCGCCGCGCGTCGCCCACCGGATGCCGAAGGTCCGAGTGGCCGTAGCCGCGCGACTGTCGTTGGCAGATCCAGCATTTCATCTGCCTCCCTCACTGCGCCCAGGCCGGTTTGCCCGGTACAGCGGGACGTTGGGCAGCGGCAGGTGCGGGCACCGCGCGGGGCGGGTTGATCGCCGCCGGGGCACCGGAGGTGCCGCTGCCGGGGTTCTTCGGCGGCAGGCCCATCAGGCGGGCGTAGTCCGGGTGGTCGGGTTCGACCGCGATCTTGACCACGTTGCGGTCCTGGCCCTTGGCATCCTTCTCGATGTCAACGCGGGCGAGGAACTCCAGGCCATCCAGTTCGTGGAAGCCCTGAATGCGGCGTGCGGCGGCGGCCTGCGGGCTGTTGTCCTGCGGGTGGACGTTGCGGGCGCTGTTGAGCGCAGCGCGGATGAAGCTGCGCCCCATCTGGCCCCAGGTCGGACCCTTCTTGGAGTGCAGGCCGATGTTGCTCCACATCTTGCGCTTGGCATGCTCGCCGGCGGTGACGACGAACTCGGCGGCGAGATAGATCGAGCCGGTCTCGAAAGATTCGGTGGCGTAGCCGCCGACCCAGCCTTGTTCCGGGTCGTCATAGCCACCGGGCTTGATGGTCATGCGCACCGGGACAACGGTGCCCTTGGGGATCAGGTCAAAACCGGACTGTTGGGGATCGGCATCTTGGAAATCAAAATAGTTGGACGACATGGCGATTACTCCTTGGATTCGGTGGTGTTTTCAGTAGTGGGGATGCCGCTGCTGACGGGCGCTGGCGACAGGCCAGCACACTTGGCGATCAGCGCGCCCAGATGGGGCGGCTCCAGCAAGTCGAGGCGACCGCTGCGGTCTTTGGCCGGGAAACCGTAGGGATTGACGGTGTGGGTGACGAAGGCGCGGTAGGTGCTGCCGTCCTCGGCCTTGATCTCGGCCAAGGTCACCACCTCGTCGACGATGCCGGGCAGCTCCAGGCTGGTCTTGCTGCCTTCGAGCTGCGGGACGAACACCTTGCGGTTGTAGTCATCGAGCCGTTCGTCGAGGATGGCCACGAACACCACGTTCTTGCCTCGGGCATGCTGCAGGTGGGTCAAGGCACTGATCATTTCCTGGCCGAGCAGGCCATAGGCCGCGCGCAGGTCGGGCTTGCCGGTGCGGTCGCTGATGGCACCGGGCTGCGTCCTGCACCACGCGAAGCACTGGCGGGACAGCTGGGTGATCGAGTCGAGGAAGAAGGTCTGATAGCGGTCGAGTTGCGCCGGGTCGCCAAATTTCTCGCAGACGTAGCAATAGTGAAGCTGCGAGAACACGCTTTCTGCCGGCAACGACTTATCCGGGCCTGCGAGGAACGCGATGAAGTCACGCGACTCTGGCCACGATTCGGGGCGGATGGTGTCGCCCGGCCAGTCGGTCACGGCCAGGTCGCCCGCCTCGATGTCGATGAACAGCGTGGTGGCCGGGTCGAGGTCTTTGAGCCGGGTGGTTTTGCCGATGCCGGACTTGCCGAGCATCAGCAGCTTGACGCCCTTGCGCTCAGCCATGCGCTGCTGCGCGGAGATGATGGGAAGGCTCATGCCACACCCCCATCGAGCGTCAGGGTGATGGTCGGCTTGCCTTCTTCAACCGTGCGGGCGGCGGCGAACTGCTCCTGCAGCGCCGTTGGCCAGTTGGTATAGCGGGACTCGGACACCGACAACTTGACGTCGATGTAGTCCTCGACCTTGTCGCCCGAGGCGACGATGCGCTCGGCCATCTCCTTGAGGATGCCCTGGTTCCAGGTCACCTTCTTGGGAAGCTCGTACTTGATGTGCAGCGCACCGTCGTTGACGTGGGCGGTGCCAAAGTCGCGGCCGGAGTCACGCAGCGCGGCGCGCGCCTGCTCACCGAAACGCTGCAACTTGGCGGCGTCCAGCTTGGCACGCAGCCGCTTGAGGTAAGCGACGGCCTCGTCGACATTGCGCTCGGCAGCGACGAAATCGGTGATCGGTAATGCCGCCAGCTGGGCAGTGCTCATGGCCGCGAGGTCGGCGGGAAAGATGGTCAGATCGCTCATGGCCATCGTCCTCACTGGTACGCCCGGGCGGAGGTCGAGTAGCGAGATACACGCCGCTCGAAGGCCTCGACTTCAGCGATCAGATACGTGACGCGCGCCCCGAGCTTGCAGAAGACGGGGCCGAGCTGTTCCTGCCGCCAGCGGCGCAGGGTTTTGACGGAGAGCCCCCAGCGGGCGGCGAGCTCGTACTCGTCGAGGGCGATGCGCGTGGCACCGTCCGGTAGCGGCCGGATGGGATTCCGGCCGGGTTGAACGGATGGGGTTTGGTTTTGCATTGCGGGACTCCTCTTGTTTGGGAGTCCCTATTGAATTGCTCCACGCTTTGGGCTTGCGCGGGCACGTTTTGGGCGCCGATGAGCCGGACTCGTCCAGGCAAATACAAGCCATGCATGGCTAAGTCATTGATTCGAAATTCGTTCGGCGCGCATTTCGGTTATTTCGATTTCGAATATTTCGTTTATAATGACCTCAGACCCAACTTTGAGCCGCTGAGGAGAGCTTCATGAACACTCCCGCCATCCCGAAAACGCTGCCGTCAGCCGAGGACATCGCGCTTGCCCGGGAATCCGGGCGCGTGCTCTCGACCGTGCTCCAGACCCGTGCCGAAACCCAGCAGATCGATTTCCATGACGAGAAAGGTGCGGTGCGTACCGTGTCGATCCCGACTTCGGCGTTGCGCCTGCTGCTCGACGTCCTGACCGAGATCGGCCAGGGCAACGCCGTGTCCATCATCCCGATCCATGCCGAGCTGACCACGCAGGAGGCTGCCGACGTGCTCAACGTCTCGCGCCCCTTCCTCGTGCAGTTGCTGGAGAAAGGCGAGATCCCGTTCCACAAGATCGGCACGCATCGCCGCGTGCGCTACCAGGATGTGATCGCCTACAAGAACCGCATCGACGCCGAGCGGCGCAAGGCGCTCGATGAACTGGCAGCCCAGGCCCAGGAACTCGGCATGGGGTATTGAGCGGATGGGTTCGCACTTCACCGTCGTCTATGACGCCTGCGTGCTCTATCCGGCGCCCCTGCGCGATCTGCTGATGCATCTGGCGCTGTCGGACCTGTACCGGGCGCGCTGGAGCGACATGATCCACGACGAGTGGATGCGCAACGTGCTAGCCAGCCGACCGGACTTGCCCCAAGACCAGTTGAACCGGACACGCCAGCTGATGAACGCTCACGTTCGGGACAGTCTGGTCACCGGTTTCGAGTACCTGATTCCGTCGATCGAACTGCCCGATCCGGACGACCGCCACGTAGTGGCGGCCGCCATCCACTCCGGGGCCAGCCTGATCGTGACCTTCAACCTCAAGGACTTCCCGGCCGAGGCGCTCAAGCCCTACAACATCGCGGCCCAGCATCCGGATGACTTCATCGTCGATCTCCTGGACCTGCATCCGGCAGGCGTGCTGGAGGCTGTAGCCGGCCATCGGCGGTCACTGAAGAACCCGCCCAAGACGGCGGACGAATACCTTGACACCCTGTTGGCGCAGGGTCTGACACAGTCGGTGGCGGTGATGCGCCAATGGATCGTCGCCATGTAAACGGCCTGAGGGAGAAAGCATGGGCAAGAAGACCCTGACCAACGCGCACTGCCTGCTGGAACTGACCGAGAAGACGTCTGCAGCGGTCCTCAAGGCGTTCAGTGGCCTGCCCGAATGTCAGGCACTGGCCCGCGGTTTCGATTGGTCCCAGGACGAAGCGGGACTGCCGCAGGCCCTCATCGAACACATCAAACACCTGCGCAAGGAACAGCGCGACCCCGCCGAGCGCGAGGCGCTGCGGGTGCTGCGCCTGTCGAGCCCGCGCGGCGCTGCCATCCTTCGCACGGTGGCCGACCAGCTCTACGACGACGAGCTGATCGCCCAGTTCCAGTCGCAAGACGGTGGCGAGATCGGCCGTTCCGTGTGGATGCGCACGCACTCGGACGAGTCGGCCAAGCTGTTCGACACCGCCGAGTCGATCGTCAACACCCGTGACCTGCAAGGCAACAAGCGGCTGCACGACGCGTTCGATGTGCCCGGTGACGATGCCCCGCCCTTCCTGTGGAACGACGCCGTCAAGAAGGAGCTGGAAGCCCAATTGACCCAGACCATGCGGCTGGCCGAGCCCTGCGAAGTCATCCACGTAGCCCTTGAGGAGCAAGACCGCAGCGGCCAGCCGCACACCACGCACTACCTGGTCGTGCGCTTCGCCGGCGACCAAGTGGCGGCCGTGGAGATGCGCAATCGCCGGCGCAAAAGCTTCTTCTACTTTCCGGCACGCGACGCCACGCTCATCTACGCGCCCCATCGCAAGATGGTCGAGGTCTACGCGGCCACATTGACCACCCGCGCGCCGCTGGCCAACGTGCTGTCCAAACACGGCTTCAAGGTGCCGCTGTCCAACCGCCCGCTGGACCGCTCGCGCTACGACCTCTCCCGCTTCGCGCGACCGCTCAAGGACGAGAAGCCTCGCATCGACGGCGCGAAGGTCGAACGGCTGCACCTGATCGAGGCCAAGGCCCTGCTCGGCCACGCCACGGACACCGTCACGCTGCACATCGACAGCGGCGCAGAGCTGCATGAGGTGATCGACGAACGCTGGGGCAACCATCCCTTCGCGCAGCCCGGCGCCCTGCTCGGCGTGACGCTGGTTGCCGACCTCGTGTTCGAGGGCGAAACGAGCGTCATCCCCCTGTCCATCGTGCTCGCCGAGCCGGGGCGATGCAGCCTGTCGGGCGAGAAGGATCAGCGCCTGCGCCGGGCCGGGATGCAACTGCTCGAGGCACTGGGTGTGCGCAAACCCCTGCACCCCGGCTTGGGTGTGGACGATCCGAACCTGATCGCCCAGGTGGCCAGGCTGCTCGAATGCGCGGCCAGCCCGATGGATGGCTTCGCCCTGGACAAGCTCGGCATCGACATTGAGCGGCTCCAGGACGAGGGCATTCTCGTGGAGGGGGAGCGCATCACCGACATCGTTGTCACGCTGGATGACAGCGCGCCCATGAAGCTGCCGCTCGAACGCTGCACCGACGCCGACAAGGTGAGATACCGCGATCCCTTGACGGGCAACGACGTCGTCCTGCCGGCCCGGCTGGCGCGGCGCTGGAAGGTGCAACTGGACTGGTTGCGCGAGGAGCTGATCACGGCGCTGGGGTCGGCCTTGAAGGGGCCCCACAGCAGGCATTTCGACGACGAACCCGTGTTCCTCGGAGAGATGGATATCGATGGGCACGCGGTCGCGCTGTACTTCGCGGCGAAGATGTCCAGCGAAC